CAGTCGCCGGCTCGCGCATCCGCCTCATCGGTCCGCAGACCTCCGACGCCCCTTCGGAAAGGACCGAGAAGATGTCGCCGACCCGCCGCGCGGGCGCGCCGAGCACGCGGGCGAGCTCGTGGGTGTCCTTCCACTGCTCGTCCGCGAGTTCGGCCAGGATCCGCTGGGTGAGCGAATCCGGGTCGATCGGCCTGCCGCGCGGCATCACCACCCGCCCGGAGCGGCGCCGATGACCAGGCACGCCCCGCGCCCGACGATCGCGTCGGCGGGCAGGTAGGACGCGACTGAGGCCTCCACGGCGATGTCGGAGGCCTCAGGAGGAAGGCGCAGCACCACCGGCAGGCGATCGTCGACCTGTCGCAGCAGGCCGATGAGCTCGCCTACCGAACCGAATCCGACCTCGGTGGGCCGCGCAGAGACAGCATCCAGCAGAGGCCCAGGAAGGCGCCCACCGGTGCCGCCACCCACCACAACCACAGGTCGAACGCCGCGGCCAGCAGTTCCAGCGGGTCGATCCACCAGAACGGCATCAGGCGGCGGGCGTCGCGGGGCCGGCGGGCGCCGGCGCGACCACCTTGCCGTTCATGATGTCCTGCGTCGCGGACAACATGCCGGGGAAGTTCGCGTCGCGCACCGTCGCGTTGAAGCGGCCCAGGCGCTGCAGCGACTGCTGGATGATCGGAACGAACGTCTGCTCGAGCACCGCCGCTTCGGAGGCGCCGAGCGCGCCGATCGTGGTGACGGTGCTGGACTGCTGGCCGTTGTCGAACTCGTGGACGAGGCTGATGGTGATCTTCGCCATGGTGCTACTCCTTGGTGTGCACGGGGCGTTCGGCGCGGCCCGGACCGCAACGAACGGAGAGGGGCATGACCTCCTGCGCGGCGTCCGAGAGCGCGTACAGGCGCCCCTGGAAGCACACGACGAGAAGGTCCGCCGGGATTTCGGGCTTGCAGACGGGGCACGGCGCGGGCGCCGCGCACCCGGCGATGAGCAGGGCGAGAATGGCTGCGCGCATGTTCGGGCCCCGGAAAGAAAAAGCGCCCGCGCGCGGCCTGCCGCCGGCGCGGGCGAACACCCGACGAGGGTGAGGAGACGCCTTACTGCGACACCGATCGCACGTGCGCGACCAGTGCCGTGAATCGGGTGCGACAGCGCTCGTAGAGCGTGCCGCGTTCGCTCAACGCGAGGGCGACGGCGCGCTCGCTGGCGCCGGAACCGTCATCCTCTTCGGCCGCGGCGGCACGTCGATCGGGATCGGCGGCAGCGGCGGAAGGTCCGTCAGGTCGAGCATCGACGGCGGCGGCAGTGCCGGGCGCACCAGTTCGACCCGGGGAGCGGATGGGGGACAGTTCGTTGAGCAAGCGCACAGCGGCAGCGCCGACAGCGCGATCGACAGCAGACGTGCGTGAGCGGATCTCATCGTTCAGGTTCCTCTGCAGGGTCGAGATGCGGGTGTTCGCCGCGAGTAGGTCGCTCGCCAGCTGGTCAGCCTTCAGGCGCCCGGCCTCGCGCACCGCGACCGCCTGGCGCTGCGCCTCCGACTTCTCGGCGTTCAGCGCCAGGATCTTGGGTTCGAGCTCGCGGCGCGCCGCGGTGTCGCCGTCGAACCATCCCTTGCGGTATCCCAGGCCCGCGACGACGGACGCGATCAGCAGACCGGTGAGGATGCGGAACCAGATGTTCATCGTGCGCTCCAGAGAACAGAGATGAGGAATGCCGCGACGATGCCGGCGATGCCGGCGGCGACGCCGATGGCGAAGGAGATGAAGCGCGCGCGATCGTCCGCGAGCTCGCGGCGGTGGGCGCGCCACGCGGCGACGAAGTCGTATCCGTCCATCAGGCGGCTCCCCGCAGGCAGACGTCGCGCTCGGCCGCGCGGCGCCGGGTGAGCCCGGGCAGCGCCACCATCACGCCGGCCACGCGCGCCTTGTCCCAGCGCAGCAGTTGGTCGCAGGCGTCGGCATAGCGCCGGGCCGCCAGCAGGCGAGCCGCGGTCGAGCGCGTGACATCGCAGGCGACCACGGGGCCGACGTTGTAGGCCGCGTCGGCGAACGCGGCGAGCACCTCGACCGGGAGCCCGGGCTGGCACCGGTCGACCGCTTCGACCGCCTCGAGCATCTCGCGCGTGAGCATCTCGCGGCACTGCTCGACCGTCGCGGTGTCGCCCATGCGCACGCCCCGGGTCGATCCGAAGCAGATCGTCGGTATTCCCTGTGCCGGGTCACGGTAGGCGACCTGGCGCAGCCCTTCGGCCGGGATGGCGAGCGCCGTCGCAATGGCCGCTGCGCCTCCGATCTTCTGCGCGCGCGTCGCCATCAGACGTCCTTCTGCGCGACGAGCCGGGCGACGAATGCCGCGCTCACCGCGACGAAAGAGAGCGCCGCGAACACCCCGCGCGGGAACCAGTCTTGGACGAACGGCAGCACGACCTCGACCCCGGACAGGATCCCCGCCACGACCATGAGCCGCACGGACCAGGCCCTGCGCAGGATCGTCCGCCAGTTGTCGTAGAGCGCCATCATCGCTGCCTCGGTTGCATCTCGACGAGACGGTCGAGCTTGTGTGAGAGTTCCTTCACGTCGTCGCGCATTCCAGACACTGCGGCGGTGAAGCGCTCGTCCTGGCGGCGCTGATCCTCCATGAGGATACGGATCTGCTCCTGCTGCACGACGAGACGACTCTCCACTCCGATGCCCCAGATGAACAGCGGGATCACCACCGGCATGAGCGCTGCGCCAAGCGAGATGAAGAGGCGCAGATCGAAGTACCGGTGGAAGATGTGCTCATCCTCGCGATTGAACCCCTTCACATTCATCAGGCCCCCCTTGTTCAGTTCATGTTGTAGGGATCGTCCATGCGCTGCTACAACTTGAGCGTCGGCGGGGGAAGGCCCTGGGAGGAGGCGTACTCGACGAGCGAGCACGTCCCGTACTTGGCGATCAGGCGGTCGCGCGGTGAGTACGCGACCTTGGCCTTCTCGTCCCAGCAGTACACGCCCGGCTCGAGTTGCACCATCGGACGCCACCACTCTGGGTCGGCGCCCCACTCTGTCTCTCGCAGCGCCTGTTCCCACGCGATCGTCTCCGCGCCGTACTGAGCGATTCGGCGCTTCTGCTCCGCGACAGGGTCTTCCGCGATGGCGACGCCGCGCGAGTAGCGCACCGCCCACTCGTCGTAGGTCGGCAGCAGCGCGAGGTCAGCGCCCTCGCGGATGATCCTGTTCGGTCCGTCCATCACGGTGAAGGCGTCGCGCAGAGGCTCCGGGTACATCCAGACCCCGGAGCCGTCTCCGCGGCTGATGCGCTCCCAGCGTTCGGCTGGAACGTACCCGTAGAGATCGAGGTACTCGGTTGCCATGCTCATCTCCTGCGCATGTTGATGTTGACGATGACAAAGCGGCCGGTCGCGACCACAGGGCACACCAACCCGGTCACGGTGTCGTGATCTTGGAAAAACGTGAAGTCGGTCGATGGTGGCGTGCCACCGAAGTCGATGGTCGCGATCAGGAAGAGGTCGAGATACCCGTCCGCGATGGTGTACGGTGACGAGAGCGTCAGCTTGGAATAGCTGGCTGTGATCCAGCACCCATCAAGCCCTGTAAGAGGCGTGAATGGCCCGCCGCCAGCTGACCCAGGATGGCTTCCGTAGATGGATGGCTCAACGTCCAGAACGCACCCCGCCGGCTCGACGTTGAACACAAGTTGCGTGAGAGGGGTGGCGACGCCATCGAACGTGAACGTCCAAGGAGAATCGTAATTCGGGCCGGTATTCCCGTCGCACGCGATTGACCATCCGGTGCCATAGCACGCTCCCGCTGTGCCGCTTGTGGCCTCCCATGTGACCGTCTCAGTGAAGGCGCCGCTATCGAAAACAGCAGTGACCTCCATGCCGGCCAGCGTATCGGCAGTCACCAGTGATGTGATCGTGTCGAAGTTGCAGACCGTCGATGTGTCTTTGACAACTTGAACCGGGGACCAGATTGAAATCTCAGCAAAAGCTTCGCCGACGTTCACGATCCAATGCTCTACGAAACGGTCGTATCGCTTGTGCGTGAAGACGTAGAAACTGCTCGATCCGTTGTTGTTTGTGTCAGGGATGCGCTCGATCACATCGAACGTCGTGGGGTTGATGACCACAAGCCCCCAGTTAGGGGTCAATCCTGCCCCGTAGGACTCACCTACAAATGCCCCTATGTCACTCTTGTACCCGGTTGTCGTGAGAGACGTCATCAGCGAGAACGCTTCCTCCGATGGGTCAATCGGAGCTGAGGTCGTCGCGCCGGCGATGTCGTAGATGTACCACTCCCACCCGTAAGTTCCGCCAGTCTCAGCAAACCATCCGATGGTGTGCGCAACCGGGTCGTAAAGCATCACCGGCTCCGCGCGTTCTGTGGAGCCGTCGTAGATCGTCGACTCCGCGTCCCCGGCAACGTCGTAGAGGATCACGCTGCCGTTTGACCCCCCGTCGGAGCGCGCGAACCAAAGGTTCCCGTCGTTGTCGAGAATCAGACAGCCATCCGAAGCGCCAGTGATTTCGTGGATGTTTGTCCGCGCCCCGGTGGAGACGTTGATCGAGGCGATGTAGTAGGTCGACCCAACCGACCGGATGCAATACAGAGTCGTTCCTGCCGCCGGGTTCGATGTGAACGCACGGCAGTAGTCGTCGGAGTACAACCCGATGTCGACCTGAAACAAGAGGTTCCCAGACAGGTCGTATCCGAAGAGGCATCCACCAGCGGGATCGGAGCTTAAGTTGAGCCCATATCCGACGACGATTTCATTGGCTGCGTCGTAATAGGCATGGGTGATCAGCCCGGAGTACCCGGTCAGCGCATCAACGAACGTCGGTTCGCTGTTTTCGCGGTCGTGCACGTCGCACTGCAAGAATGGTCCGGGCGTTTCGTGCCCCTGGAACCAGAACGATCCGTCAAACGGAACGTAAACGCACGCCCCTCCAGACGAGTAGTAGGAGGTCGAGTGCAGGTCGTTGTAGACCGCGAACGGGTTGAAGGCGTGGACAGGCATCAGTACCAACCCACCACAGATCCGGTGATCCCAGCGAGCGTCGCGTCCGCCGTCCCCGGCGCAGTGAACGTCAGCACGTCACCGACCTCTGTGATCACCGGGTCCGCCATGTCGGCGACAGTCGCCGCGCTCGACGCCGCGCCGTAGGTGACGGTCGCGAGCGCCGTGCCGTTGAGCGTGACCGCGATGTCGGTGTCACCCGTCGCATCTGCGGTCGCAGTCCACTGCGAGCCCGCGAGTTGCGCGTCGAGATAGATCGGGTACGGGCACACGAACTGGAACAGCACCTCGCTCGCGTCTGGCACGCCCGAGACGAAGAAGCTCAGACAGAAGTCATCCGCGATCACCTCGCCGCCAGCGAGCGTGCGGGAAGGCCAACCACCAGACAGGTCGATGGCAAGCACTGCATCTGCGGTGCCGGCCGCCGCGATGGAGGCTGCGAGCGCCTTCCACCGGGCGTTGCACGCGATGACGTACCCGAGCATCCCCCGCACGATCTGGGACGACAGGTCGTCCACCAAGGGTCGCTTGAGCTCGTGCCACGTTTCGTCTTCGCTTGCCCACCAGACGCTCGTCTCGTCTCCGGTGAGAAGCGCCCTGTACGCCGCCAGCAGCGATCCGCGCGAGGTTGCGTCTGTCGCGAACACTTGCTGCGTCGCGGGAGCAGAAGGCAGGAGATCGTCGATGATGACCCCGGCCTCGATGCGCGCGGTCGCCACGCGCTCGAGTTGCTCGAGCCACGCGGAGCGCGCGTCGCCGACGCTCGCGAACCCGTAGAACGCAGCGTCCAGCGGCATCAGATCGTCTCCTGCAGCGCGATGGAAACGTGCCGGCGCTTGTACGACGCCGCAGTCATCGCGTTCAGGTTCGTCAGGCGCCCGGCGAATGCGAGCAGCTGGATCCGCTTCGGATCACCGGTGGTCGGCAGATACAGGATGTCCTCGACCGTGCGGTTGTAGCGGAACAACTCGCGCAGCATGTATTCGTCCGCGCCGTCCTCGATGAGCGGGAGCTCGAACTGCACGTTGCGGGCCGCGCGCTTGCGGCTCGAGGCCTTCCCGCCGTTGACCAGCGCTTGGGTGGACGAGTAGTCGTCGTAACCCTCTCGCACGCCGTAGATCGCGCCCATCGTCGGGCGCCACATCGGCGACATCCACAGGTTCCCCAGCTGGATGTCGGTGTCGGTGTTCGTCGTGTCGTTGTACTCGAACTGCCAGTAGCGCGCCGTCACGTCCTCCGCAAGGATGCGCACCGGGTTCCACGGCACGCCGTACACGCTGGAGTCCGGGGCGTTGCCCCACCACGTGCCGCGCGTGCGCCAGGTGATGCCGTAGTCCGTCGGGTCGAATGCCCAGACGTCGTCGGTGCGGTCGAGGATGTCCGAGGCGCCAGCCGTCGAGCCCGCCATGATCCGGCGCGTCGCCGACAGCGACAGCGTGCAGTTGATCTCCGAGACGACGCGGACCGTGACCGCAGCGTCGTAGACCGCGCGGATCTTCGTGCTGCCGGTGGTCGCGTCGACGGTGCGTGCGATCAGCGTCGGGGTCGGGTCGTTGAGGTTCGTGATCGGGTACGCGGACTCCCAGGATCCCTGGCTGAAGGTCGCGGTCGGCGCGTAGTTCGGCCAGCACAGTGCGATGTTCGCGGTCATCTCAGCCCCACAACGTGAGCGTCGCCGTCGGGAAGCCGCCGAGCTCGTAGCGGATCGCAACGACCATCATCTTCTTGCCGGCGTCCAACCCGTAGCGGTCGAACGTGATCGTGCCCACGAGGCCCAGGTCGACGTCGTAGAACAACTGGGTCGTGAACGGCACCTTGACCTCGATCCAGTCGCGCTGGCGGCCGAGGATCACGCCGATGTCCTCGGAGGGCGCCGCGGTGCCCGTCTTGAGCACGCCGGTGGAGGTGACGCGCCGACCCTTGGCGAAGGACTCGATCACGAAGTCGGGAGCGTTCTCGAACTGCGTGAGCGTCGGGGTGAGGTCGTCCGCGTTCAGGCACGCGTAGACGCTCTCCTTGGGGTATTCCAGGCCCACTTCGGCCCGGACCTCATCCGGAACCACACCGAACAGGTCCGAGCCCTTCTGGGGCGTCCAGTTACGCGGGTACTTCTGGACGATGCGGCCGAACGGCTGTCCACGGCCGGCGTCGCCGCTGGTGACCCGCGCGATGCTGATGATCTGGTCGGCCTCGATGGTGAACGACGAGGCCGAGCCCGCAGGGTCCGTGACCAGGCCGACCGTGAACTCGCCGGACCGGTTGAACCCAACCCACGCCCCGACTGAGCCAGCAATGTCCGAGAGCGCTTGCGCGAAAGTGGTGCTCGAGTCCTTCGCGAAGTAACCGACACGCTTCTTCGGCGATGAGTCCGCCCAGGTATGGAAGTCGATCCACGGCCATGTCGAGAACGTAATCGTTGGGTCAGCGTCTTCGGCGATGTCCCGCAGCACCGCGGACACGAGGGAGCGCTCCGCCTCGCCCGGGCTGTACTGCATCGCGTCGACGGTGAGCGTGCCGGCCAGCGGACTTCCGAGCTTCAGGCACCCATCGGACGTCCGGGTGATGTAGTGCCCGATCGGAACCTCGTAGGCTGCGAGCGCGGCGTAGTCGACCACCGCGTCGAGCTCGATGTCCGGGCCCGTTCCGGTGAGCGCCCGCGCGATGACGCTCCCGCCGTCCTTCGCGAAGTGCCCCGACACCGAGTTGCGCGCGCTGACCATGTAGATCAGCTGCTGCTTGTCGATCAGCACCGGGCTCACGTTGTACGGGGCGCCGTAGACCACCGGTTTCGGCGTGCCCTCCAGTTCCGCGTACCCCTCCTGATCGCCCGCGCCGGTGAAGTTCGGGCACATCGGCTTGTCGAAGGCGCCGAACTTCTCCTTGACGTTGAAGATCGTCGTCTTGTCGTCCTGCGTGATCGACACCAGGGTCGCGGTGCCGATCTGCGTCCAGGCGCCCGGGAAGTACGAGACGTCCGTCGCCGGGTGGTCGGAGTCGATCGCGAAGAGCTCGATGTCGCGGCCCGCGATGCCGTAGGTCGGCAGGAGGTCGAGCTCGCCGTCAGGGTTCGCCGCCTTCGCGGCGCCACGTGATGACTGCGTGAGTCCGAAGAGCAGCTTGCCGGCGGCCGTAGACGCAGAGATGGTGCGCTCCCAGAACCCGGGGTCGATGAGCCTTCCGAGCGCCGTCGTGTTCGCGGGAGAACCCGTCGGGCCGACGACGAACGGTTCTGTGGCGATGACGAAGGTCTGGACGGTGCCGGCCGCGTCGACGAGCGCCGTGAACCTGATCGCGAACATCATGGCGTCACGCGCTCATCAGGTTGACTTTGTTCTCGATGTTCGAGATCGCAGTCTCGATCGTTTCGATCTTCGTCTTCATGGTGCCGACGTCTTCCATGGCTTTCGTCCACTTCGGGCCCATGGTCGTGCGCTCGAGCACCCGGTCGGCGATGTCGTTGTTGATCGCGATGACGAGGTTGTCGATGGACGTGTTCTTCTCGTCGATCAGTCCGTCAATCGCGGTGCCGAGATCCCCGAGCGCGTCGACGGTGTCTGCCGAGTAGTCGATGAGCGTCGTGCCTCCGTCGACCACTGCGTCTTTGATCTTGTCGAGGTCGTCGAGTTGCGATTGGGCGAGCTCAAGCTGCGTCGGGACGTTGGCGAGCCCGTCGGCGAGTCCCTTGAGGTCGCCGGTGACCGTCCCGAAGATCGACGAGTAGTCGCCGCCGGATCCGTAAAACGACCTGGCCTCGGTGAGGTACGACGTGCCGGACTTGGAAATCTGCTGCAGCGCCTTCAGGTCGCCGCCCTGCGCCCGGCGCAGCACGTCCGCGTAGTTCTCGCCCTGCGCGGTCATCTGCAGGTACGGCGGCAGCGCGCTCAGATCCCCGCTCTTCAGTTCGAGGATCGTGCTGTTGAGGTCGTCGAGAACCGATGCGAGATCCTTCAGGCGCGCGATCTCGTCGCGCAGGCCCTTCTTGCGCTCTTCCCTCGACTCCTTCTCGAGCTTCGCGAGATCCTTCGCGTCGTCGATCGCCTTCTGAGCGTCCGCCTTCGCGAAGTCAGTCTTGATCTTCGCCTCGCGCTGGATGATCTGGATGATGCGAGCGGCGTAGTCGGTCGGGTTCTCGGACAGATGTTCGGTGAGCCACGTCTTCATCGACCCGGTGAACGCGAGGGCTCCCGCCTGGTCGCCGCGGTCGATGAACCCCTGGAGGATGGTACTGTTGATCTCGTCGCGAATGTTCCCGCGCACGCCGATCAGTTGCGATCGGTCCTGGCCGGCGGTGCGCAACTGCTGCGACAGCGTCTGAGGCGCGCCGCCGAGCACCTCCAGCAGAACGTCCTGCAGATCCTTGATCTCGGTGCCCAGACGCAGGAACTTGTCCGCGACCGTCTCCAGCGGGTTCTCGAGTTCGTCGAGCGTCTTCGCGAGGTCGCCCCACGTCGACGTCATTGAGTCAATCTGATCCTGCAGACCCTGCTTCTCGGTCGTCAGCCGCTGCTTCTCGAGCTTGTCAGCGGCGTCCGCGGCCGCCTTCGCGAGCGCGTCCGTCGCGTCAATCCACTTCGAGAGCGGGTCGGCGAGCGATAGCAAGAGCGCGTAGCGATTGCGCTCCGCCTCGGTGGAGTCCTTGGTGACCTGTGCACCCTCGACGAGGTTGCGGTAGAACGCCGCGATCTCCGCCGTCGGAAGGGACAGATCCACGCCGACGCCAGCGTCATTCAACTCCTTGGACAGCTTGCGCGTGAGAGTCTGCTGCTGCTCCTGCGGAGAGAAGAAGTTCTCGTAGTACGCGGCCAGGTTCGCCTGCAGCCTCTCCATCCCGCCGGACGCGTTCGCAAGGTGCTCGACGGCGGTAGCGCTGAGTTCCGCCAGGCGCCCGATGGAGCCCGGCATGCCCTCCATGCTTTGCCCGAATGCCTTCAGCGCCTGGGCGAGCGCGATGAGGTTGTCGATGGCGTCTGGGGACGCCGTGGCGGGGTCCAGACGCCCCAGAATCTCCGCGAAGCCATTCTGGAGGTCGGCGGCCTGCAACGCGGCCAGGAGCACCCTCTTGGACTCCGTGGCGAGCTCTGTGGTGATGTCCTTCGGGTCGCGGCCGATGTTGCGGCCCGCCGAGTTGTCCAGGGTCGTCACGCCAAGCGCCGAGATCACGCGCGACGCGATCCTGTTCTCGGCGCTTCCGTAGGGGTCGGTGTCGAATCCAAGGCTGATGGTCGACCCGGCGGTCTTTCCGCCGAAGGAGGTGGCGAGCGTGTTCGCGTTGCGTACGACGACGTCGCCGATCGCGTTCACCAGCGGGTCGTAGTCCGCCGGGGTGAACAGGCGCTCGCCGGTCGTGGAGAACGATCCGCCTCCCTTCGGCCCGCCGCCGCCACCGTCCAAGAACGAACCGAGCACGGTTCCGGCGAACGTCCCGATGGGGCCGGCGATGTAGGTGCCGATCGCGGAGAGCGCGGCAGTCGCGACCTTCCCGTCTGCGAGCGACGCGAGCGACGCCACGTACGGGAGCGCTTCCCCGACTGCGGTGCCAAACTCGTTGACGTAGGAGATCGACTTCGTGAGCTCCGACGTGATCGTCTGCCCGCCGATGACCTCCGTGATCGTCTGCGCCGGGATCGAACTGCTCAACCCGAGCCACGAGCCAACGGACGACTTCGCGAACTGCGCGAAGAGTTGGTCGTACCCGTTGTTGAACCCAGAGACGATGTTCGCTAGCCCAAGCGCACCTCCCGCGCTCGAACCACCTGTGGAAGCCGATGCCGACCCGAACCCGAGCGCCCCTCCCAGACCAAGCGTCAACGGGGAGATGATCGCCTTCAACGTGGGCGTGAGCACCATCGACTTGAAGAAGTTGCGGATGTACTCGCCCGCGCTCTTGCCGCCGTTCATGATCGCGTTCGACAGAGACTGGCTCACCTGATCCGCGGTGCGCTCCCAGTCGGCGGCGGCCTTCTTGGCGGCCTCCTCATTCGCTTGTTGGGCTTCGCCTCCACGCAGAACAATCGACAATTCCTTGCGCGCCTTGATCTCCCGTTCGATCTCGCGCATGCGCGGAGAGTCCTCGGTGACCTTCCACTTCTCCTCTTCAAGGCGAAGGATGATGTTCTTCTGAATCTCCGAGCCGAGCTTTGATTCCGCCCCAATCTTGTCCCGTGCCGCGCGCAGTTCCTTCTCGGCGGCGTCTGCGGATGCCTTTGCTCGTTCCTCTTCCTTCTCGACGAACTTGTCGATGTCCTCGTATTCCCTCTTGCGCTCTTCGGAGCGCTTCTTCGCGAGCTCGAGCGCGTCCTTCTCGGTCTGTGCGAGTTCCTCCCTGCGCTGCGCGATCTCCGCAGCTGCAAGGACGTCGGCCTGCATCGCGGCGGACATCTTGCCGAACGCGCCGGAGTCGACCGCGGCGTTCAGCGCCTGCTGCGTCTTCGTGAGGTTCTGCTCCTTCGCGTCGAGATCCTCGGTGATCTTCGCGAGCGATTTCAGTAGGGACTCGTATTCCGAGAGGCCCTCGACCTTCACCTTCCCGCCGCCCTTGTTGTACGACTCCTTGATCTTCGCGATGATCTTGTCGAGCGCGGCCTGGCCTCCGGGCTCATTGAGCATCCCAGACCGCCTGAACGAGTCCGTGGCCTGGGCGATCTCCTTCGCCATCTTCGCCTGGTCGGACATGTACTTCTCTTGGAGCTTCAGCACCTCTGCCGTCGCGGCGGCGGACGTCGCACGCTGCGCCTCGGCACCGGCGAGCCGGCCCTCGATGCGGATCTGCTCCTCCAGGGACTCGATGAGCAGTTTCTGTGACGCGATGTTCGCGTCGTCACGAGCGTTGAGCGTGCGGCCGAGCAACCCTTCTCCGTTGCGACCCCGCGATACCTGAAGACGCTGAAGTTCCGAGCGCGCCGCTGCCAGTTGGTCGACAGTCGCCTTCTCGCGCCCGACGTTCAGGATCGCGTCCCATCCAGCCTTGGCCGCGTCCTTGACAGCGATCCACGCACGCTCGACCGTCCCGAGGCTCGCCTCGAGCGTCTTCATGCGCTGGTTCATCGCGTTCGCGAACTCGGTCTGCGCGGTGGCGGCGGCCTGCGCGCTCTTGCCCTGGTCTTCCAGCGACTTGATCTGTCTCAGCACGCTCCCGGTCAGGATGTTGTACTGCTCGTTCAACTTGACGGCGGACTCGAACGGAGACTTCGCCAACTCCTCGAACTGCTTGCGCGTCTCGGAGAACGACTGTCCGATCACGCGCTCCATCCGAACCGCGGCCTCGCCCAGCGCGCCGAGCGCGCTCACGCTGATCTTCGTGCTGGCGGCGAGCTCCGCGACTGCAGCGGCGGCGTTGTGCTGCGTCCCGACCACCGAAGAGATTGAGCGCGCGACGCCCGTCAGGTTGCTCACCGTCGCGCCTGCGGCGTTCCCGGACAGGATGAGCGACTTGCGGAAGGCCTCGGCCTCGCTAGCTCCCTGGTGGTACGCGAGCGCGAGCACGGCGATTGCTGCGGCGCCGACCGTCAGCGGGTTGATCATCGACGCCAGGTACGCGGCGGTCGCGCGGGCGGCATTCCCAATACCGCCGAACATGTCCTTCAACTGCCCACCCTGCTGCAGGAAGACCACCGCGGCGTTCTGCCCGCTGGCAAGCGACGTGAAGATGTCGGTGATCTGCGGCGCGACGAATCGCATCGCTAGCGCAGTGTCCTTCGCGCTGCGCCCGAGGCCTGCCATCGACTGCTCTGCCTCGCGCATCTTCGCGACCATCGGCGCCGCCTGCGCGCTCACCCCGAGCATCGCGGCCTGCATCTCGAGGAGGTCTGCCTTCGACTTCCCGAGGCTGTCGGTCTGCACCTTCAATCCGGCCAGGAACGACTGCTGGTCGGCCAGATCCTTCGTCGCCTTCGCTGCCGCCTTGGTCTTCTCGGTCAATTGCTCGAATTGCGCAAGAAGCGGTTCGAGTTTCGTGAGGTCCGCGCCACGCAGTTGGGCGAGGGTGCGAATGTAGTCGACGGTCCCCTTCTCTCCAGCGCCCATCAGCGCGATCTGGCGCTGGAGCATCGTCTCAAGGTTTCGCGTGACTCCACGGGTCGCTTCGTCGGCGCCCTTCGCGCCGGCAGCGATCTTCTGCATGCCGGCCTCAAGAGCCGTCCCCATCTGGTCGGCTGACTTCGCCGTCGACGAGAGCTTTTCCTCCAAGGGAACAAGGCCCGCGTACGCGTTGGCCGAGTCGATCGCGACTTGGATCTCAAGTGCGCCGACTACGTTGTTTCCTTCAGCCATCGCTTGCCTCTCTCATCGTGGCGAGCGCCTCGTCCTCGAGAGTGCGGATGTCATCCCACATCTCGATCCACGCCGCGTCGTCTAGTCCCATCCGGTCCATGACACGGAAGAGCACTTCGTAGTTCATGCCGACGCGCTGCCCATCCATCCCCGCACGCAACCACTGCGTGCGGAGATCGATGAACAACTTGACGGTCTTGACGATGCTGGGCCACACCTCGACAGGCGGGCCTTCAACGTCGCCGACATCAAGACCCCATGCCTGGAGTTCTCGCGTGTCGGCAGGTGTGGTGTATAGCCTCCGCGCTATTTCGCGGAGGCGCCGAGCTTTGCATCCCAGTGCTCCCTGCAGTACGTCAGGTAGCACGCGGTGCCCGAGCCCGGGTAGATGCGGAACATCTCGTTGATGTGCTGCTCGTCGAACGGCACCTCGAGCGCCCACCCGGTGAACATGTCGAACATGATCGCCGCGGTCACCCCCGTGGTCGGGATGTCGAGCCCCTTCTGCCACTCGTCGAACTCGTCCTTCGGCCGGAACTTCGCGGTGAAGTCCACGGGCGTGTTGAACGCCGCGCCAGGCTTCGGGATTCCGACGGTGCACGTGAAGGTCGGGTCAGCAACGAACGAGAGCTTGTTCTTCGCCATGATGGCGGTCCTTTCAGCTTTGGGGGTGGGAGAGAAGCGGCCCGGCGATCAACCCGGGCCGTGCTACATGGAACCGACCGCGATCAGCTCGCGTAGCGAACCGGGCGGGACAGCAGGTTGAAGGTCGCCCTCAGGCCCATGACCTGGTTCTTCTGCATCGTCGGGGTCGTGTTGAACCCGACGTAGCCGTTGTAGAGGATGATCGAGCCGTCGGGCATCACCGCCTTCAGCGCACGGATGGCGCGCGCCTCGGCCGCCGCGGCGAGCGCGGTGTACGACGCCAGCGCGGGGTCGTCCGCAATCGTCATCTGCATCGTCATCGGCGAGGCCTGGGTCGGGATCTGCGACTCGTAGTCGTTCTCGAGGAACGAGTACGTCGTGAACGCCAGGTCGCCACCGGAGGTCGACAGATCGAGGATCTGCAGGATCTGCTGCCACGCGGTGATCTTCTTCACCGTTCCGGTGCCGGACCCGGACGGGTAAACGTCGGTGTCGGACGAGTCGATGCCTTCCATGTCGAAGTTGTCGGTCGCCACATCGGTCACGCGCACGACGCGGTCATTAAGGCGCGACCAACCCGACGTCACTGCGATGAAGTCTCCGTTGCTGAACCCGTGCGCGGTCGAGGACGCCTGCGCGTACGACGCGGCGTTCGACAGCGCGGAAACGGTCTTGTCGGCGCCGTACGTGGTCGCCAGGAACAGGGTGACGCCATTGGGAAGTTGGACAGCCAT